ATCATCCGCAGGCATTGTCAATAATATGACAAATCCCTTGCCAATAAATTGACATGGATATGGTCAAATAATTGACGTTATAGATTAATTTTAAGTACAAATTAATCATGCCTGCATAGTGCTATAATCTTTTTATACGTAGCAGGTTTAAAAAAAACGCTAAGGCTAACCAAAAATAAAACTTTGATGCTGTACGAGGCTATAAAAGGCTTTATCTTAGCTAACACATTGATTTTATTACATAAATATTGTGTGATTCTAGAGGGTACGCATGACCCAGTGGGGGTATGCACGTACACGTGTACAGAAATGACCCGAGATTGGGTAAATACTTCTATATACCAGAGGGCGGCTACTTACCTTAGATACAAAAAAAGCCCCATATAGGAGCTTCTGTAGTAAAATCAACGGTTTAGTCCCTTATACCAGGGGTCTTTAGTTGTTCTTTTTGCTTTCTTTTTCTTGGGATTTGCCTTTTCTTGTTCTTCTTGGCGTAACCTTTGAATGAGAGCAAGTGTATCGCTATCGGGTTTCGTCCTTTGGGGGGCTTCTTTGATGACATATTCTCCTCGTTGATACTTCAGGGGTGATTTGTACTCTTTTTCAAAGTATCTCTTGGGAGTATTTGTATTTTTCCTATATATCTCGACCATAATCTCTAAGAGTCTCCCTTAGGGCATAAAAAAAGCTCCAGAAGGAGCTTATAAGTATCACCCTGAAAAAGAAAAAAGGGCAAAAAAGAAAAACATGGATTTTATACCAAGTTTTTGGGACCTTGTCAACCCCCTAAATAAAAATAAATTTTAATTGACACTAATTTATGTACAATTACCACATTATGTGATATAATATGTATATTATGACTGTACAACCAAAATTTGGTTCTTTATTAGAGCAAATCTGCTATGAGTATGAGAAATATGGTAGATTTAAAACACATATACCAAGCCATCACGTTATTTACATACGTGCGGCTTTAAAAGGACGTACTGGGAAAGACTTCAGCGTTGAGGATATAGAAAAGGCATTGGTAGCGGAGGGTATGTCGCAGTATGTATAGAGAGTAATCTCTATCGTCACAGAGCAGCTTGATACTGTACTTATTCCTGCGGGGTTCGATGCAGTTACTCAAGTTTAGGGCGAGATTATACTAATGTCGGTCTCGCCCATTATTTTTAGGAAGAAGAATGTTTAAGACACTTGTATTAGTATGTTTATCCACAAATCCAAACATATGCCAAGCACTAGAGGATTTGTATGGACCATACGAGACTCATAAGCAATGTATACAAAGAGCGTATGAGATAGCAAGGGATTTACCAGAACACATGCCTGACTACGTGGCTATGAAGTATAAATGTGTAGACCCTTTTGATAAAAGAGCGGATAAGAAGAATATCTAATGGCAGGGATGAAAGGGCACACTATAAAGGGTGGACACAAGCGACCCACTAAGAAGGGTGCTGGTATGACTGCTAAAGGTGTGGCTAAGTATAGAAGAGATAACCCTGGAAGTAAATTAAAGACTGCAGTCACTGGTAAAGTAAAACCAGGGAGCAAGTCGGCAAAGAGAAGAAAGTCATTTTGTGCTAGAAGTGCTGGTCAAATGAAACAGTTTCCAAAAGCGGCAAAGAATCCGAATAGTCGTTTAAGACAAGCAAGGAGAAGATGGAAGTGTTAATGGAATTAAACTTTAGATTATTTAAGGTACTCAATAAGATTAGCAATAATTGCTACAGACGATACGTAAGATTACTGCATAAGTCTCAAGGGAGAATATAGTGCTCGCAGCGTTAATAGGACCTATAGCTAATTTAGCTGGTACATGGTTTGAAAACAAAGTTGAGAAAACAAAAGCTGAAGGACAAGCTAAAGTCGCAGAGGCTAGAGCTCGTGCTACTGTTGCAGAGAAAGTTGCAGCTGGTGAGGTCGAATGGGAAGGCAAGATGGCTGATGCTTCGGTGGATTCTTGGAAAGACGAGTTCGCGTTAGTTGTGCTACTTACTCCAGCCATTCTAGTTTTTATTCCAGGGATGACGGAATATGTTGAACATGGATTTACAATATTGGCAACTCTTCCAGAGTGGTATCAGTACTTATTATATATTGCAATTAGTGCAAGCTTCGGAATCAAAGGTGTCGGACAAGCGGCAAAGATGTTTAGGAAAAAATAATGAATTTAGTTACACTACAAGATGAGATAGCCAATGATGAAGGAGTTATGTACGAAACATACCACTGCTCGTTAGGTCATTTAACGGGGGGTATAGGACACCTTATCACAGAATGGGATGAAGAGTTCTACGAACAACCTATTGGCACTAAAGTCTCACATGAGCAGATTAACGATTGGTTCACAAAAGATATAAATACTACACTAAGGGACTGTAAAGATATATTTCCTGACTTTGATACTCTACCTTCTGAAGCACAATTAGTAATTGCGAATATGTGTTTTCAATTGGGTAGACCAAGACTAAGTCAATTTAAAAAGTTTATTGCTGCAGTAAATGATGCAGATTGGATTAAAGCTGCTGAAGAGATGGAAAATTCCAGATGGCATAAGCAGACAACTGCGAGAGCGGAGCGGCTGATAGCACGCATTATTAAACTAGGAGTACCAGTGTAATGGAACGAATTACCAACCAAGATATAATAAAAGCTAAAGACAGAAAGTCCATGACAGAGTCTAAAAGAGCTGTTGCTAAAATTGGCAAAGATAATAAGATTGACACAAGTAAAATGAAGGTGCGTCCAGATACTAGTAAGAAGTCTCTAGCAGATGCGTATAGATTTAAAATGGGTTTGCCCGATAGCATGTCTGATGCAGATGTTATTAAGAAGTTTCAAAATGAGGGAGTGCCTAACAAATCTTCTAAGAAATCAATTATGGACCTACCAACTAACGTACCAAGATTAATGAGAGGTGCTATGCTTGGAGACCTTAATAAAGATGGAAAGATGTCTGGGTACGAAACAGCTAGACAAAAAGCTATTACTAAGAATATGAAATCATGAATAAGCCTAAGCATATAATGGAACTACCAACTAATGTACCTAGATTAAAGAAGGGTGCAGGTATGGTTGAACTACCTGATGGAGGTAAGTACTTTCCAGGGGGCAGAAGAATAGATGAGTTTGGCACAGGAAGTGAAAGATTTGAGACTTTTGAAAACCGAAGAAAAATATCAAAGCAATCAGGTAGAGTTATTAAACCAACAGAAGAACAATCTGCCATGCCGATTAAACAAGCTATGAAACCTAGGGACAGACGTCAGAGAGACTTAGAAAACTACAGAAAGAAAAAGAAAAATACTTTTCTTGGATTAGGCATTGGCATAAGTGACCAACATCCTGATAATATAAACAAGAAGACACCTTACAATAACATGGATTTGTTCGGTAAGCAGAAGAAAAAGAAAATAGCAATATAGGAGACACCAATGGCTATGAAGAAAAAAGCGACTAAAAAGAAAATGACTAAAGGGTACTCAAAAGGCGGCAAAATATCTAAAATGAAGATGGGCGGCTCAAAGATGACTAAAGGCTACGCTAGAGGCGGTGCTAAAATGACCAAAGGCTATGCCAGAGGCGGAGCTATTAAAAAGAAGTAATGTCGTATCTTATAAGTAACGTCCCGCATTTTAAATGTTGGGTTCGCAGGGAGTTTACGTGTAACCACCAAAGATACCATGGAGAGTTTCTTCATGCTATGGTAATAGCCGTAAACACTATTCCTGACAGGTCTTTAAGCTTCCAAGTTGTTTTTACTGGTTGCGAGACAGACCGAGAAGACGGTCCCGATGAGAATGTCCATGGGGGAGCAATGTGGGCTAGGATGCCCATACAAGCCCTTGTAGCGGACATACCCGTCGAAGACTGGGCACTACCCATGGAAGACCACTTATGTCAGCCCTGGGACTGCGAATCGAGGACACACAGTGTTGTAGTTATGGATAGAGTAAGTTCTTCCCCATGGTTATGCAAAATAGACAACGAGTTTCATAAAGGTAAGTATTTGTTTACAGTTGACTACACAGACAATGATATTGCAGATGACCCTTCACAGCATAAGCAATCTCATGTATTGTATCTAACTGATGCAGGTAAATGGACAGGTAACGTAGTAGCTCTGCCTAATAACAGAGTAAGAGCAACAAGTCCTGCACTATGGAGAACTGGAGATGGGGCACCTGATTTTATTCCTTCTCAGCATACACATTCTGCAGAGTCTCACGAGACTTACTTAGACCCGTCAATAACTTTTAATAATTTGTATTCCGAGGGAAAGAAAAAAGGGAAGAAAAAATAATGCCGCATTATACTAAACCATTAAAGAAAGTGATTACAGGACTTAAGAAAGCCTCTAAGTTACACGCAAAGCAATCTAACACTCTTAAGAAGATAGAGAAAGACCAGAGAACAAGGTATAAGAATGGCGCCAGCAAAAAGAAAAAAAAGTGACCCTAAAGTCGGAACAGGTAAGAAGCCCAAAGGTTCAGGCAGAAGGCTCTATACGGATGAAAATCCTAAAGACACTGTCAGTATTAAGTTTGCGACTGTGTCTGATGCTAAAGCTACCATATCTAAAGTTAAAAAAATTAATAAGCCTTATGCACGAAAGATACAAATCCTCACTGTCCTCGAGCAACGAGCCAAAGTATCTGGGAAGAGGGAGCAAGCATCTCTCGCAAAAAAAGCGAAAGAACAATTAAAGAGAAAGAACGAGAATGAAAAAGGATAGGTGCGAAACTTGCGAATGTTATGATTGCGATTGCGAAGAGTGTAACTGTAAGTGCCATAAAGAAAAGTCAACAGAGGAACAGCTAGAACTAGACTTTGTTAATTAATGATTGAGTTTGTGTTAGTGTTTATGATGGGATTAAGAGTAGTAGACCAAACACAAACCTTTGAAGATATAGATAGATGCTTGTATTTTGCAGAGAGATTACACAAGCAGCCTTCAATACCACAGAAGGAAGGACCTAACTTACAGATAACTGCATATTGTAAACCGATAAGGAAAAGATAATGTTAGCAGAATTAGCAGCAGCAAATGCAGCCTTTAGTGTAATCAAAAGTTTTATATCTAATGGTAAAGAACTTACAGGTTGTGCTAAACATATATCAGACTTTGTTTTTGCTAAAGAAGAAATACAGAAGAAAGCACAGAAACAAAAATCTAAAGGTGGTGGTGCAGATTTAGAAGAGTTCATGGCTCTTGAGCAGATAAGAGAAAAAGAAGAAGAGCTCAAGAAGATGATGATATATATAGGTAGACCTGGGTTATGGCAGGATTGGCAAGAGTTCCAAGCTGAAGCAAGAAAGTCTAGGCGTTATCAAGAAAAGATGGCAATAAAACGTCAAGCAGAGATAATGGAATACGTAGGCTACGGCATAGGTTTTGTCATACTAGTATTCTTTGCAGGATTAGCAGCTTGGTTTGTAGGTAAATGGACAGGCAGATTATAACTCCGTGCATCGGTGTTTGCACATTAGAAGACGACATCTGCATAGGATGTAACAGAACAATAGAAGAGATAAAGGAAGCTTACGAATGGCAGCAAAGAAAAAATCATCAGGGTCCCCAAAACCAAAAAATGCAAAGTTATATTCTTCAGTTAAAGCAGAAGCTAAAAGAAAATTTAAAGTATATCCATCAGCGTATGCAAATGCTTGGTTAGTTAGAACATACAAAAAAAGAGGTGGTACTTATTAATGGCGTACAAGGGAGGTTTACGTAAATGGTTCAAAGAGGACTGGAGAGATGTAGCTACAGGAAAACCCTGTGGGCGTAAATCAGCAAGTAAGTCTAAAAGGAAGTACCCAGCGTGTCGCCCCAAGGCAGTTGCAGATAGGATGTCAAAAGGACAAAAGAGTGCGGCAGTCACTAAGAAAAGAGCCGCAGGAAATACAGGTGGTAAGCCAACGTCAATTAAGTGGTCCGTATCACCCACTGGACGAAAACGGAAAAGAGTATCTAAAAAGAGATGACAAGAAATTACAAAAAAGAGTACGACAGTTACCACGGAAAGCCAAAGCAAAAAAAGCGAAGAGCTTCAAGGAATGCAGCTCGAGCGATAATGGCGAAACGGGGACTAGTCACTAAAGGTGATGGCAAAGACGTACATCACACCACAGGTAATCCTATGAATAATAAGAAGGGCAAATTATCTGTAAAAGCAAAAAGCAAAAATCGTTCTTTTGCTAGAACCAAAACAGCTAGAAAGAAGAATCCTCGTGCATAAAGAATTAACAGAATTACAAAATAAATTCTTAGATGCTTTGTTTGGTCCTGCTAAAGGTAATCACGCTAAGGCTATGAAGATTGCAGGATACTCAGAAGCAACTAACCCACATCATATTATTAACTCAGTGCGAAAGCATATAATAGAGAGAGCAGAATTAGAGATGGCAGTCAACGCTCCTAAAGCTGTATTATCAATGGTTGGTGTCATAGATGACCCATCAGCTATTGGTAACAGAGAAAGACTAGCCGCTTCACAACAGATATTAGATAGAGTAGGATTATCTAAAGTAGAGAAGTTAAACGTCACATCAGATAAACCAATGGGCGTATTTATTTTACCAGCTAAAGCAGATGACACCAGCACAGAAATTGAATCCGACTAATAGATATAAGACACTAAAGGGTCCAACAATACCTTGGGGATACGAAGCAAATAGCATCGACCCACATTTATTAGAACCAGTAGACGAACAACTAGAAGCCTTATCAATGGCAGAAGACTACTTAAAAGAGTCTTCATATCCAGAAGTAGCTAGATGGTTAACAGAATACACAGGACGTAGCATAACTCCCATGGGATTATGGAAGCGTATAAAGACAGACAAAACAGATAGACGAAGGCATGCTGAACAAAAAAGCCGCACCGCCAAGACCCAAGCTGAAGGCAACATCAAAGCCCAAGCCTTTAACTAAAGAAGAAAAAGACTTAGTTAAAGCTAAGAAACAACAAAGGTCTGCACGTGTGCGTTTAAACATAGCACAGCGTAAATTAGCTAAGATAGCTAGGAGTACAGAAGATAATGACATTGCGGAGAAAGCTACAGAGAGTTTACCTGCAGCTTATCCTGTCCAGGAGGAACCAACTCAGGAAGTATTATTCCAACCAAATCCAGGACCACAGACGAACTTTTTAGCTGCACCAGAACGAGAAGTATTATATGGAGGGGCAGCTGGGGGTGGCAAGACGTATAGTCTGATAGTAGACCCGCTACGTTACTGCAACAACCCGAATATGAACGCTCTTATATTAAGACGTACAAATGACGAACTTAGGGAGATTATACACAAATCTCAGGAAATGTATCCTCAGGCTTTCCCTGGGGCTAAATGGATGGAGAAAAAGAGCCAATGGACTTTCCCGTCTGGTGCTAGAATTTGGATGACATATCTTGAACAAGAGAAAGACGTTCTAAGATACCAAGGACAAGCATTTACTTATATTGGTTTTGACGAGTTAACACAGTATCCGACACCATATGCTTGGGATTATTTGCGTTCGCGTCTTAGAACTGCAGACCCGTCGCTCCCCGTTTACATGCGAGGTACGACAAACCCTGGAGGACCAGGGCACGGCTGGGTCAAAAAAATGTTCATTGACCCTGCTCCAGCGGGTAAGCCGTTTTGGGCGACAGATATTACGACTGGGGAAACCTTAAAGTACCCCAAACAACATGCGAAGTCTGAACAGCCTTTGTTTAAGAGGAGATTTATCCCTGCTAAGTTAATGGATAATCCTTTCTTATACGAGCAGGGAGACTACGAAGCGATGTTGCTGTCTCTACCAGAGACACAACGTAGACAATTATTGGAGGGAAGTTGGGATGTTGCAGAAGGTGCGGCTTTTTCTGAGTTCGATAGGCGATATCACGTTACGGATGTATTTGCAATTCCAGACAATTGGAGAAAGTTTAGGGCGTGCGATTATGGATACTCTTCCTACTCTGCAGTCTTATGGTTTGCAGTTGACCCAGCTACTGAGCAGCTTGTGGTCTACCGTGAAATGTATGTATCGAAATATACAGCCAAAGATTTGGCGTTTGCTATCTTGGATGTGGAGAGAAGTGATGGACAAATCTCGTATGGCGTACTCGACAGTTCGTGTTGGCATAAAAGAGGTGATACAGGTCCTTCCTTGGCGGAACAAATGATTTCAGTTGGTTGTCGTTGGCGACCAGCAGACAGAAGTAAAGGAAGTCGTGTTTCAGGTAAGAACGAAATACACAGAAGACTTCAGGTAGATGATATTACAGAGCAGGCAGGTCTAACCATATTTAACAACTGTACTAACTTGATTGCACAGTTACCTATTATACCTTTAGATAAAAGTAACTCTGAAGATGTAGACACGAAAGCAGAAGACCATTTGTATGATGCTTTGAGATATGGTATAATGACCAGACCAAGGTCAAGGTCTATATTTGACTATGACCCAGCAGCGATGCCTAGAACATGGAATCCTGCAGATAGAGTATTTGGATATTAAACATGGAAAATGAAAACGAAAACATAGAAGAAATAGTATTTGTTCCTAAAAACCCAAAGGATGAATTAGCTAACTATGTTACAGAAAAATTTACAACTGCAGAAGATGCAAGACTCTATGATGAGCAAAGATGGTTAAACTCTTATCGTCAATACAGAGGCATCTATAGTACAGACACACAATTTACAGAAACTGAGAAGTCTCAGGTATTTATTAAGATAACTAAAACAAAAGTTTTAGCAGCTTATGGTCAAATTATTGACGTTTTATTTGCTGGTCAAAGATTTCCTCTAGGAGTAGACGCAACTAGAATACCTGATGGTGTAGACGAAGCAGTAAACTTTGACCCTAAAGAACCAGATAATGCACTAGAAGAATTAAACAATGTATATGGCTTTCCTGGAGATGGACAAGATATACCTAAAGGGGCTACACAAGACACACTAAGAGATATGAAACTTGGGGCATATGAAGATGACCTTGAAGCCATAAAAGAAAAACTAAAGTCTGGTACAGGTTTGACACCAACTGCACAGACATACTACCCAGCACAAAAAGCTGCTAAAAGAATGGAAAAGACTATTCTTGACCAACTCGAAGAATCAAATGCATCTAAGCATCTAAGAACAGTTGCTTTTGAGATGGCATTATTTGGTACAGGAATACTTAAAGGACCTTTTGCTTTTGATAAAGAAAGAGCTAACTGGGATGAAGAAGGTAACTATTCACCAGAGAGTCAAACTGTACCAAGAGTAGAATCAGTTTCTACATGGAACTTCTACCCTGACTATGATGCAAACAATATGTCAGAGGCAGAGTACGTTATAGAAAGACACAAGCTAAGTTATTCAGAACTAAGAAACTTAAAGAAGAGACCTTACTTTGATACCGATGCTATAGATGAGTGTGCCGAGATGGGATACAACTATACACGTAAATGGTGGGAAAATGATTTAAGAGATAACGAAACTCAATATGATGTAAACAGATTTGAGGTACTAGAGTTCTGGGGCAACATAGACAGAACTATGGCAGAAGAAGCTGGATTAGAAATACCTAATGATTTTAAAGATGTAGATACATTACAAGTTAATATATGGGTATCTAATAATAAGATACTACGGCTAGTTATAAATCCGTTTACTCCTAAACGTATTCCATACTGTGCCGCACCATTTGAGATTAATCCGTATAGCTTCTTCGGTGTAGGATTAGCTGAGAATATGTCAGATACTCAAACACTTATGAATGGTTTCATGAGAATGGCAGTGGATAATGCTGTATTGTCAGGTAACTTAGTATTTGAGATTGATGAAACTAACTTAGTCCCAGGACAAGACTTACAAGTATATCCAGGAAAAGTATTTAGAAGACAAGGGGGTGCTCCAGGTCAAGCCTTATTTGGAACAAAGTATCCGAATGTAAGCACAGAGAATATGATGATGTTTGATAAAGCTAGGTCACTAGCAGATGATGCAACAGGCATACCATCTTATTCACATGGACAAACTGGCGTTGCAGGTACGGGCAGAACTGCTGCAGGTATCAGCATGCTGATGGGAGCGGCACAATTAAGTATTAAGAGTGTTGTAAAGAACTTAGATGATTATCTATTACAACCTTTAGGAGAAGCATTGTTTGCTTTTAATATGCAGTTTGACTTTGATAAAGAAGCTAGAGGCGATTTAGAAATAAAAGCCAGAGGCACAGAAAGTCTAATGAAGAACGAAGTAAGAAGTCAAAGACTTCTACAGTTACTTCAGATGTCAGGAAATGCTGCTGTAGCTCCTTACTTAAAGATACCAGTTATCTTAAGAGAACTAGGTGCGGCTATGGATTTAGACGCAGAGAAACTTATAAATGATGAAAGAGAAGCATTCAAGCAAGCAGAGATATTAAAAGCTGCTGGTGGTTTACCTACTGAACAAGGGCAAGCACAGGGAGTTAATCCTGCTGACCCTTCAGGTGGAGGTGGTGGTAACATAGGGGTAGGGCAAGCTCCAGTTCCAGGAGAGCAAGGATTTAGTGCACCTCAGAATCCTTCACCAGGACCTCAGCAACAAGACCCTGCTGCTATGGACCAACTACAACAATTACTAGGGGGTAGACAATGATAACAGAAGTAGCTAAAAAACTACTACCTCTGGTTAATGTAAAGAAGAATACAGATATATTAGAAGCATACATGGAGTATAGAGTAGCTGAGTTACACAAGCTATTAGAACAACATGAAGATATATATAACATTAATAAAGCACAGGGAGCAATCCAAGAAATACGAAGACTTAAAACTCTTCGTGATGAAGTCATAGCAAGAGCTGAAAAATAATGGAAATTGATACTAGACCAGCTTGGCTTTCAAGGGCTATGAATAAAAATACTCCAACGCGAGGACAAGCTACTGTACAGACTGCTAGTGAATACAGTATGGAGCTAGGAGGAGAAGTTTTATTTCCAACTTTACGTATGGGTAAAGGAGGCAAGCTACGTGATGCAGATATTAATGAAGCAATGAAGAAGAACGACTATATTTTAATAAAAGGACCACCAGGTAAAGAAACAGCTAAAAAAGCCAATGCTAAATCAAAACAAATAAGTCAGCAAATAGGCAGAGCTAGAGGCATGAACACAGGAGGAGCACTCATGGCATTAAAAGAACCAGCAGGATTAGGTACATCACCAATGACACAAAAGACCAGTCCACCCGTAGGCAACAAAAAAGCAAAAGTAGAGAAGATGCCTAAGAGAGGTGCTGCTCCTAAAGTCGTTGACCCTAGAGATGAAGTTATGAAGCTTGTAGCCAAGAAATTAAAACAAGATAAAACAAGTGTTGGAATAGCTAGTCCTACTGCTCCTATGCCAACAGAGATGCCTGCTCCTATGACTACCGCTTTAGCTGCTCCACAAGTACCTGCCAAGAAAGCTGAAGAAGAACAGTTACTTAGCCCAACTCCTATAATGGCGGCTAAAGGTAAGTCTATTGAGAGTGGTGACAAGGGTACCAAAAAAGGTAAAGGGTTAGCTGTAGTAATTGATATGGGTAGTCCAGACAAACCAGAATATGAAGAAGCATCAATGGGCACTCCTTCTGACCCTCCTCCAGGTGCTACAGGTGATGAAGTTAAAGATAATCAACATGTGTTATTAAGCGAAGGCGAATTAGTTGTACCAGCTAACGTGGTCAGATACCATGGTCTTGGTATGTATGAAGGACTAAGAAGAGATGCATTACAAGGTCTTGGCGAAATGGAAGATGCTGGACAAGTAGAATATATTGATAATGATATAAAAACTGCAGCCGCAGGTATGACTATTATGAATGCACAACCTAATGTAGCAACTTTAGGAGGCATACAAAAACAACAAGCTATATATAATCCTGCATTAGGAAAATATGGAACAGCCGCAGCTCCTGAAGCTGCCTCAGCTAAATTTGTACAATCTGCAGGTTTCATTGATAAAAATAAAGATGGTATAGATGACAAGTTGCAACCTAGTATTAATAAAGGCATAGCTTCTCCAGTTTCTAGCACTGGAACAATTACACCTGCTGCTCTTAATCTTGGTCCAACAACTAATCCAAATACAGTTGTAGGTGCTGGTAATGTAGGTTCATATACAGCTAATCAAACATATAAGCCAGGAGATGATGAGGGTACTCCTGTAGATAACACTATTCCTCCAGTTGGACCCTTAGTCAAAAAACCTGTTCAACAAGATACAGGTGGAGATGACCCTGTAGAAACAGAACAAGAGAAAGCTGCTAGGGCTTTAGCCAATGAAAAAATTAATAGAGCTAAAGAGTTGGGACATAACTATAATCCTGTAAAACAAATTGCGTTAGCTATGTTACCTTTAGGTATGTTAGGAGTAAACCAAGCTCCTGGGACAGTTACTTTAGCTGGTAATGTAGTAGGTAACGACGGAAGAGAGTATGACCCTATAACTGGTAAAGTAGCATCAAGCGGAAGTATGTTTACAGATATTTCTAATAAACTCCAAGGTAAAGATATAAGTAACATAGGACCTGGAGGAGCTATAATTCCAGATACAAAGGACCCTATCGGCACCACTCCTATGACAGCTGCAGGATTAGTACAATACACACTTGGCGAAATGAGGAAAGCTATTGGAGAAGAGCAGTTAGTAAATCAAGTTAATACAGAACTAAGCAATATACAAAAAGAAAATCCTAATAGTTTAGTTGAAGGAGCTATAGGCACTCCTCCAGGACTAGCATCACCTCAAGCCCCTTCTCTAAAAGTAAATAGCATGGAAGAACTTATGCAAAAAATTGCTGGCGGAGCGTTAGCTGAAAGTGCTAGTTATCTTGCCCCTCCTGCAGATGCATCTGCTGGTCCTTTAGCACAAGAAATAAAAACTACTGGAGATATGTTAACTGCTGAGGCAAGGGCAAATATTGAAGTAGACCCTAATTATCAATCCTCGAGAAAAAGTTTTGAGGGGTTAAGCGAGAACGGGCTTAATCAAATACTTGATGATACCATACCTTCTACTGTAGCTCAAAAAGCAGCAGCACAGGATTTAAAAGAAGAAATATTATTAGATAGGATATCAAAAGGCACTGATTTGTCTGGAGATGCTGGTAGACAAGCTGAAAGAGAAAGTGAATTTGATGTAGAAGAAACTTTTGGAAGTGGTAGAAAATCACAACGAGATTCAGCATTGGATACTTTTAATGACGATGCAAAATCAGATATTGAATCACGTGGTGGAACAAAGAGCGTTGGACTAAATGACAATGGTTCATTCTACAGTGAAAACAATGATGGCTCATTTACGCATGAAGATGGCACATCGGTAAACTTTACAGATAGCTCAGGTAAACCAGGAAATGCTCCACAGAATACAGAGCGTGAACAAAGAATGGAAGAGAGAACTGCACAATATGATGCCCCAGATGATGATACTGCAACCAGTGGAGATGGAAAAATAGTTTGTACTGAGATGTATAGACAAACACAACTTGATGATTGGGCACAAGCTATGAAGACTTGGCACATTTATCAGAAAAAATACTTGACACCTATACATGAAATAGGTTATCATTCGTTATTCAAACCTTTTGTTCGTGGTATGAAAGTTAACAACGCATTAACTAATATAGGTGCGTACTTTGCGAAAGAACGAACAAAACACCTTAGACATATTTTAACAAAAGGCAAAGCTAAAGACAGTATAGTCGGCAATATCTTTTGTAAAATAATCCATCCTATAGTTTACTTAGTAGGATTGGCAGTTCATAAGAAATAATATATGAACTAAATCACTGGCTACCAACCCCCCAACATGGCTACGGTTGCCCCAACAAGGAGAAGTAATATGGCTGAGATTGCTGTAGAACAAAAAATAGTTAAAACCCCAATGAGATATACACGTAACGATGATAAAGAAGCGTTAGAGTTAGAAAAGAATTTAAAAGAAAGAGATATAGCTTTAGGTAAAGTTAAAGAAGAAGCAGAAGATATTGCTGAAACAGAAACTTTAGCACCAGAAGAAAAAACCTTTAAGAAAAGATATGGTGATTTAAGAAGGCATACTCAAGAAAAAGAAAAAACTTATCAAGATGAAATATTTAAGTTAAAGCAACAGCTTACAGATACAGCAACTAAAGAAATCAAATTACCTAAATCTGATGAAGAGATTGCTAAGTGGTCTGAAGAATATCCTGATGTAGCTAAAATAGTGGAAAGTATTGCTACAAAAAAAGCAAAAGAATTAGATTCTACATTAGAAGAAAGAATGAAGTTAATTGCAGATAGAGAGGCACAATCTAGTCGTGCCATGGCAGAAGCAGAACTTATGACTATACATCCTGATTTTGACACAATTAGAAACGACCAAGAGTTTCATGATTGGGTTGAAGTACAGCCTAGATGGGTTCAGCAGGCTTTATATGAGAATGAAAGTGATTCTAAATCTGCCGCAAGAGCAATTGACTTGTACAAAGTAGACATGGGACTAACAGAGGCTCCCAATAAAAAGAAACCAGATGCTTCTAAGGAAGCTGCAAAAGCTGTAACTAGAGGAGCAACGAATGCCCCTTCAGCTACTAAGTCAGGACAAGCAAATCAGATTAGAGAGTCTGATGTTGCTAAGATGAAAGGTCATCAATTTGCAGCTAATGAAGAGGCTATCAGCGAGGCTATTAGGTCTGGAAACTTCATATATGATGTAAGTAGACCAAATCGTTAATTTTTTACTTTACATTTGTTCCATAATGTGTTACAAAATGTATATATTCCGCAGCCCATATATAGTATGACTACCTGCAAACTACCCACATCACGAATTATTTACTAAAAAACTACCTAGTT